GCACGATGCGATGTCTGCAGGTGAAGCAACTCCGCAAGAAATCTATGATGTTATTGTTGGTGTAGTTAAAGAAAACTATTACACATACAAACAAAAAGTATCTCAAGCATATGAGCTTCTTTCTCTTTTGAATAGTGGTGTTGACAATAACAAATATCAAGATTATCTAGATGAAATCTTGAGTTGTGATAAAGATGACCCATCACCAGAGTGTAGAAGTGCATGGAATGATTTCTGGGAAGACGTAGACGAAAAGCACAGTCGTGAATATAATTTGCGTGAAGCAGAGTATTATAATAAAAGAGCACAACTTGATGCTGATTATGAGGCAATCAAGGCAGCAGGTGGTTATGACTATACTCCACTTACAACTAAAGATAAAGTTGTAAAGTGGCAACTTCCTGTAGAAGTTGATGGACTAACTGGTGATTGTTATGTCAAGTTTCCTGATGATTTGTTAGAAGCAGCAAATCTAAAAGAAGGAGATGTGGTAAACTGGATTGATCGTGGAGACGGTAGTTTTGAATTGAGAAAAGTAACTAAACCCTTAGGAATGGATGAGTGTTGATGTACACGTTACAATTTCTTGCTCCAATCGTTGCAGGTTTATGTTTTGATAATTTTATGTCAAAACAGGGAGAACTTTGCAACTTCAGAGAATCTCCACCAAATGTGGTAAAATACTATCAAGCAGGTAAATCTTGCTATAGAGATGGAGTCTTCTATCCAAGATGTGAAGACCTAGAAAATAAAGAGGTCCAGTATTATCACAACCTCTTGAAAAATCAATAAACATTACATTACTTACTGAAATGATTAAAACTATTTTGACTGCAACTGCTGTTGCTCTAACTTCTACTCCAGTATTTGCAGATAGTATCACTGCTCCTACTGCATCTCCGACTGTAAAATCTTCCTCTTTCGGATTTTCTTCCAGTGCCCCTGCTGATATTGTTCCCTCACTTTCTCTTGCAGCAGTAAATATCAACAATAATATTTCTTGTCGCGCAAGAGCACGAGCAAAGTATTTTGAACTTGGTGCTCGTGATATGTCGCGGGATGATAGTAATGCACAGTGGGGAACTGTTGGTAATATGCAAGCAGTTGTTTGGTGTCGTGATACTCAAGCAGTGATTGCAGTTACTGGTGCAAGTTTTAACTCAGTCACAGAACTGCGTGATGAAATTAGGAAGGTATTTTGATCATGGCACTATCTGAAAGTGTGGAAACAAGTCTAAAAGAAGCAGAAGCAAGTTTGCGTAATGCTCTTGCATATGCAGCACGTCAAGAACGTCCTATGGTTTGTAGTGTAATTGCTGATATGATTAGTCGTATTGAATCTCTACAAGCAACTGATTCTATCCTAGATAAGTTGGAGAATCGCAAACCTGGAGATTCTGGGATGTTTGGATCCTTCTTTGGTAAAGATTAAGAAGTTTTGCAACACTCTTAAAACAACATTAAGAAACCAAACAACTCCCTTAAATAGTGTTAGGATACGGACATAATCACGGGAGCAAAAAAAAGTATGACACTTCCATCGAAAGGACAACTAAACCTCACAGATGATGAGTGGAATGAAATGAACGCACTTAGAAAAGTCATCAATCAGAGACCGCAAGCACTTGTACCTGAAAAAATGGAAGAGTTCACCGAATATATGGTGCGAAGTTTGAAAGAGATGGGCAATTAAATAAGTGTCACAAGGGGACTTTACAAGTCCCCTTTTTTCATATATACTTTTTTTAACAGTCCAAAATCAAATGAACATCAAAGCAGTTTTACTTGCTAGTCTGATTGCAGCACCTATTCCTGCTTTTGCTCAACAGACAAACATTTATTCAGTTTGTACAAATTATCAGGAGAATTATACTCCTGGATATTATGATCAGTATGGCAATTATATTCAAGGAAAAGTAAGAACAGAACGATATAACGTTCAGTGCGGTACTGGCACATACTATCGTCCAAATGGTGGTAATGTATATCAATCTCCCGTAAATGCTCCTGTTCAACAACCTGGGCGCTATTGTTCACCTGCAAGAACAACTCTTGGTGGACTTTTGGGTGGTGGTATTGCTGCTGCAGTTTCTAAGAAAGATGCTTGGAGTTGGGCAATTCCCCTTGGTGCAGTTCTTGGGACTGGTGCAGCAAATGCAACTTGTTACTAATAGTTGACAACGTTCAATTCTTCATTTATAATTATCTCATAGTCCAAATCAGACGATGACTATAAACTCAAGTCCTATTTTCTAAAACTCCACAGGAGAACAAAATGACATCTTATATTCAAGATCCAAAGTTAAAGACTTTGGCAGAAATTGCAGCGACCTTAGGTAAAATCAAATTTGCTAAAGGTGCGATTGGAAAACAATTAAAACTGGTTTATCTGAAAGTTTCTCAACTTCGCGTCAGTTCAGATTACCAACGATTTATTCAAACTGCTACTCTGAAGAAAGCAAAGCAGTTTAATAATGAACTATGCCAACCTTTGTTTGTTGCTCTGCGTCCTGATGGGATTTATGTAATCGTGGACGGACAACACAAAGCAATTATGGCATATCTAGCAGAATTGCCTGAAGATTTTGAAATCCCTTGCTTCGTTTATATTCACGATGAAGATGCAAGTCTGTCTGATTGCATCGCAAAAGAAGCAAAACTATTTGAAGACTTAAACACTACTCGTAAGAACACAAGCACTCTTGATAAAGTTCGTGCTGGACTCTCTTATGGAGATGAAGATTCTGTTCAGTTTGAGAACAACTTTATTGCTATTGGCGTCAAGGCAGAAGGTATTGGGTACAAGAATGGTCCTGAGGTAAATGGATTTGCTAAAGCGGTAGAATCTATTAACAAGTGGAAAATTAGTAACTCAAAACAAGCAGTAGATTTTCTTTTTCCAATTTATAAAAACCAGTGGAGTTGTGATTATGTTGATGGAAGTATGATTGGTGGTCTTGCTGCTGTCTTTAACTTGATTGATGCCCTTGGTAATGGTAAGAAGGCAGATGGACTTCAGTTCTATTTGAAAAACAACTTTGCTAATGTATCAAAAGCAAAATGGACTGAAAATACCAGAGGAAACTCTGATGTTTTGATTGCCAGAAAGATTGTCAAGAAGTATAATGATCTGGTAGAGCAAAACCTTATTGAAGGTGCTGTAATTGGTGAAGATATGCTATCCAACAACAAACTTGGCAAATTAGACGAAGTTTCATAATAAATGAATCGCACATTTCTTAAATGGGCTGGCAACAAAACAAGGGTCCTGCCCCATCTTATTCCTCATATTGGTTATCCAAAGCGTTATTGTGAACCCTTTGGTGGTAGTCTTGCTGTTGCTCTGAACACACCAGCACAGCAATACATTCTCAACGATGTGAATAAAGACTTGGTTGCAATCTACCAGAATCTGGTGAATCCAAATGAGGATAGTTTCATTCAATACTGTGAAGAACTATTCATTCCAGAGAATAATACTAAAGAAGCATATTTAGAGTTGCGAGAGCACTTTAATCAAGCAACAGACACTACAGAGAGAGCACGACTGTTCATTTACTTGAACCGCCACTGCTTTAATGGATTGTCACGATACAATAGCAAAGGTGGATTTAATGTTCCCTTTGGTAAGTATGACAAACCATCATGCCCATCTGAAGAAATGATGAACTTCAGAATGTATTTCTTATCCAAACAACTTGTGCGATTTACATCACTTTCATTTGAGGATTCATCTCTCTATGAAGATTTGGAGGCAGGTGATGTTGTGTATATGGACCCGCCATATGTTCCTGCATCAGACACTGCAAACTTTACAAGTTATGCCACCGATGGATTTACTTCTGACCAACAGGTTCAACTAGCACAACTTGCTGAATCTCTTGCATCAAAAGGTATTAAAGTGATTGTATCAAATCATGATGTTCCTATCACAAGAGAACTCTACAAAAATGCTACAATCTATCCGATTCAAGTAACAAGAACTATTGCTGCAAAAAGCGGCAGTCGGAAGAAAGCAAGCGAACTAATTGCAGTCTTCTAAATAGTGATGCTCTAATAAGGTCGCACTTTTAGAGATGGGCAGAGAAATCTGCCCTATTTTATTATAAATAATGATGCGACCTTAATTTAGAAGCAGATGGAAGACCTTTTTGCAGGGCTAAAAGGTGTTGTAGTACCTGACGATTGTTGGGAACCAGTAGAAGATGGATGGAAAGGTGATTGGTGTTACTTTCAACCTGGGCACACTCCTTGGAATAAAGGAAAAAGGGGGACTTGCCCACCTCATCAAGTAGAAATTCAAAGAAAAATTGCAATAGAAAGAAATAAGCAATATAAAGGTGAAAATAATCCAAGAGCAAAAACTTGGAAAATTACATATCAAGATGGTAGAGTTGAAATTGTAAAAGCACTTCAACCCTGGAGATTGGAGAGAGGATATAATAAACTTGGATTGAGAAAACTTCAACTTGGTGAATGGAAAAAATACAAAAATTTAATATCAATCGAGGTCATATAAAAGTTAGGATCGTCGAAAGTGTACCTATATTGTAAGCAACAACTTCCAAATGGCGACCCGAGCAAGAATCGGTCTTGAACTTAAGAATGGTTCTATTCTTTCAGTATATCATCACTGGGACGGGATGCCCTCTTGGTTGGGTCGTATTCTGAACACCCACTACAATACTCGTGCTAAAGCAGCAGAACTGATTGATGGTGGCGATATGTCATCCTGCTGGACTGATTCGCGTTGGGATGATAGTGCTGTAAAGGGTGTTTATGGACCCGAATACTATTCTCAGCGTGGTGAAGATTGTCCTCCGCGTCTTGATGCTGACCTCTGTGAGTATCTGCTACCAAATAACAACGAAGAGTATGCTTATATTTTCCGTAATGGTGAGTGGGTATGCTATAATATGCACCAGTTTGATGATACTAAACTTCCAGAAATCGTTGAAATCCCCTCTGCTGCTCTTGCCGTATGACTAACACAAACCGCAAATATGTTTTCGCTGGATTGATTGGTTTTGCAGTCATTCTTGGTTGGAACGTCTTTCTAATCCAGCGTGATGATGCTCTCTATAAAGCATACTATCGCCAACAAGCGATAGAGAACCTCAAGCGTCCTCCAAGTGCAGAAATCCGATGAGTATTGGACTCGGTGTAGCAATCTATGCAGCACTGGTTGCATTTGTATCGTCTACTATGATATATTACTTCAAGGTAATGTATCCCGCTGAAGAAGCACAACTTAAGGAGAAATCTAAATGATTCCGAAAAGCATCCGAGACCTCATCAAACGAGCAGAAATGGACAAAGTAGCAGAAGAGTTCTGGAAAGAAGTTGAGCGTGAAGCAGCGAAACTTGAAGTGACTGTTGATTATTATCTTGCGGAGTTTTACTAATCTAAATGACTTACCACATCACCAAACACATTCAAATTGAACACGAAGAAGATGGTTGGAGTTTTGACTTCACTGCTGATGAACTTGGAACTGTGAGTGTGGAGGATGGAAATGGACCAGGATGCCAAACCATTCACATTCCTAAAGACTGTATTCAACACTTTATTGATGTTTTGGAGCAATACAAATGACCTTTCTACTTGGAATGGGACTTGGTTCTCTACTTACAATCGGATTTTCACTTCTCTATGCAGCATCAAATGCCGACGATGTAATTGACAAAGAATACAACAAGCACTAAACTAGAAAGGTAATTTACAAAAGAAAATGGCACAAAAGTTTCTCTATGTTGTTCAGCACTATGTTCCTTTCCCTGCTAGTGAATACGGTGGTGTTTGGAATGTAATTGCAGAAGATGATGACGAATGTTTTGATTTGATCTCTTCTGAAGATAGTGGTAATTTCTATGAAAAATACTACAGTGATTTGAAAGAAAACATTCTTAATGCTGCAACATTTGCTCTTGCAGAAGATGTAGAATCTAGTATTGTTGAATCATTTACTACCTGATGATTGAAACTTCTTTTAATCGCTTAGAGTTTACTCTCAAGCAACAATATCAAGAACGAATCTCTTTCTTGCAACAAAAAATTACAGAACAGCAGCATGAAATCTTGTGCCTCCAAGAGCAAATCAAGTACATGTCAAGAGACAAGTTCTATGATTGCTGAGTTTCCGCACAAGGCACCACAGGATTATTATTATGAGTTTGAAGAGTTCAAGCGTGGAGTTATTGCTATATGGTTGTATTGCAATCGCAAGTTTGATTACAACAACGGTGCTCCTACAAGGACAATCTGGGGATTCTACAAGTCCAAAACTAGAGAATACTTCGCCCCAATCAATAGTAAGACCATCGGTGCTTGTGTAAATATCAAGGATACGCGGAATTATTCTGCGATGCCAATAAAACAATCTCCTCTAGATGCGTTTTTTGTATGACTTACGAACCACAAGTAAATGATTATGTAAAATGGTCATCAAAAGGTGTTGAGGGTTGGGTTTATTTTAAGGACAAAGAATACATTACTATTGAATATAATGTACGTCCAAAAGATGAAGTCAACTATCAGTGCTGCCCAATTCATGCAAATGAAAGGGTACTTGTGGTATGTTATAAAGAACAGTGGAAACAGTTAGAGTACATCAAATCAAGAGAATCTGTATATGAAGAAGAGAAAAACTGTATGGCGGTTGCTTGCTAAAGCACTTGGAGAAAAAGCAAGTAAATGTGATAAAGAGGCGGATAAGGTTGCACTTATCCGCCTTGTGATGTTTTTGTCTATTTTTATTACTAACTGTTTCATCATAGCAAATGCAATTAGGCACTGGAATGATGAAACGAAGATTGAAGTGTATGTTGAAACTTCTGACATTCCAGAATATGAAACTCCACCCCTGTTAAGAACAAATAGAGTTCGTGAATTTGAATGAATTAAAGTTAGGATCGTCCAAAGTGTACCTATAATGTAAGCAACAAACAAGTTATGGACTGGTTTGACGACAATCAAGTTGAGGAACTTCAAAACTTTGATTTTATTGAAGAGGACATTTCTGACTTGATTGAAGAAAATAACAACTTCAATATGAATGAGTATCTTAACTCTAACATCGACTACTGACAGTTTAGAAACCGTCCACTAAACTCCCCAAACTGACTCACAAACCTTTACTATACTCAAATGACTGAACACATTCCTAACGTGCTTCCTCACATTCAAGAACTGAAAGAGACCTGGCGCAAACAAGATTTTGTATTTACTAAACAGCAACAAGAAGAATATGATCTTTTGCTTGCTACTCGCCGTGAACGTGTGAAGCAATTTTATGCAGAAGGACGTGTCTTCAAAGGTTCCTATAAAGCAAAGGAAGTTGAGTTCTAAATACTAAAAAGAGTGTTTAGATACTAAAATGAAAACCTTTCAGGAGTTTATGTCTATTTGCGAAGAAGTTGAAGATAAATCCAAAGCACTTGGATTTGCTGCAACTATTAAACGTGCTAGAGCGGGTGGTCGTATCGGTGCAGAACGTAAAAAGACAACTCCTGAAAGACGCCGCATGAAAGCAGTTGGCGGTGGTAAAATGGAACCCGTTGAGTACAAACCCCGCAAGGATATTGGTCAACAACGTCAAGCATCTACAAGAGTTCAGCAACCTGAGAAAGAGCGTGGCAGCAAAGAAGTTGCACAATCCTATGCTGAGAAGGTAAAAGCAGAAAGAAAGAAAGCAGCACAAGCAAGAATTGCTGCTAAAAAAGGTGGAGCAGCACCAGCAGCAGAAAAACCAAAAGCAAAAGAAGCAGAAAAGACTGCATCGCAACTTCTTGCTAAGAAAAAGAAAGCAACTGTCTCTCCTAACTACAAACCACAAAAAGCATCTGGTTTATCTACAAAAGAAAGAAACAAGCAAACTAGAGAAGGTGAAAGGATGCTGAGAGGTATAATGAAGCAGCAAGAAACTGAGAAATATGAGAAGGCAACTGGTGAGAAACCAAAGGGTAAAGCAAAGACCAAAATCCTTGCTCACGTTGAAAAGAGGATGGCAAACTGACTTTGAATTAAAGTTAGGATCGTCTAAAGTGTACCTATAGTATAAGGACAACACTCAAAACAACATTATGCTCTGGCAAGATCGCAACGGTAACTGGTTCAGCACCAAATCTATCCTTGATATGAAAATTGAAAAGGCGATGATTGAAGCAAACGCTAATAAAGTCTGGGAAGAAAAAGAGCGTTCTGGTGATTGGTTGTTTGATGAAATGTTCGGCGGTTGATTAACTGCCCACCAGCACGCTCAGATTGACCTCTAAGCGTGCTATTTTTGTCTTTAGATACCAAACCACTTAAAACGATGAATTACATTCAAATCCCCGATTACGTCTATGAGCGTCTCATCAAAACACTTCAACAAGGTGTTGATGTATGCTATAATGTAGATTATTCATCGGATATTGCTGAGCAATCATCAAGTTATGCAAATGGGTATAGTCGTGCCACGATGCAAAGCGTGATTGAAGATCTCAACCGATACAAACATACTGCGAATTAAAGTTAGGATCGTCCAAACTGTACCTATATTATGAGCACAACTTCTATGCAAATCCAACTGCGTCCCCATCAAGAGCGCGGTGTTGCTGCTATGCAGGAGCACAACAAAGGTCAGATTATTGTTCCTACTGGTGGTGGAAAGACGCTGAAGATGATTTACGATGCTCTGCGCGAGTTGCAGTCTGAAACTCCCCAGACGATTGTTGTTGTTGCTCCCCGCATCTTGCTTGCTGAGCAACTCTCTAGCGAGTTCCTGGAGTTTATCACCAACGCTGAAGTTCTGCACGTTCACAGTGGAGAAACTCATCACGTTAGCACTACCAAACCTGCTGATATTGTTGTTCATGCTGGTATGTGTGCTGCTGCTGGTAAGCATCAACTCATCTTCACAACTTACAACTCTCTGAATCGTCTGCAGGCAGCAGAGATTGATGTGGATACCATCTACTTTGATGAGGCACATAACTCTGTTCAGCGTCACTTTTTCCCTGCAACTGAGCACTTTGCTGCTAACGCACGTCGCTGCTACTTCTTCACTGCAACTCCCAAACATTCCCTTGCTGTTGGCAAACCTGGGATGAATGATGCTGCTGTTTATGGTCAGGTTATCTGCAAAGTTCCTGCTCCTGAACTTGTTGAAGGTGGTTATATTGTGCCCCCTAAAGTCATCGTCAAGCAACTTGCTATGGTGACTGGCAAGCAGACCAACTTCGACCGCGATTCGGAGAATCTGCTGGAAACGATTGATGACAATCAAGTGGGTAAGATCCTGATTTGTGCTAAGGCAACCAAGCAAATCGTGTCTCTGGTGACTGAAACTGATTTTTGTTTCCAGTTGGAATGTCGCGGTTATTCCTGGATGTATATTACTGCTAAGACTGGCGCAGTTATTGATGGCAAGAAGGTCAACCGTGAGGTATTCTTTGACACTCTATCTGCATGGGGCAAAGACAACTCTAAGAAGTTTGTAGTTCTTCACCACTCCATCCTCGCGGAAGGCATCAACGTGTCTGGACTGGAAGCAGTGTTGTTCCTTCGCAATATGGACTTTATTGGCATCAGTCAGACCATCGGACGTTGCATCCGTTTGCATCACGATGATGCCAAAGGTTTGCGTGATGGTCGTATCGAACCTGGCAACCTGAGTCAGTATAGCAAATCGTTCGGTCTTGTGTGTATCCCTGTCTACAGCAAGGTTGGCATTAGCACCGCCCGCGCTGTTCAGTCAGTTGTTGACACTATTTTTGAGAAGGGGGAACCTGCCATCAGCACTGTTCGCAGGTGAGTCTCACTGAGAACCCAGTCACAGTCAGGGGTAAAACCCTGATTTTTTTGCAATTCTACTGCAGGGGTGCTATGAGTCATCCCCCGCAACAAAAATCACGATTTTTTGGAAAGTGTAATGAAAGAAGGATTTATTGTTGGCAAAGGGAACTATGCTGCCGTTCCTTTTGGCAATCAACTGATGGTCATTCATAACGGAGAGCAACTCAAAGTGTGTAGGACAGAAGCATCAGCGAGGAAGTTCATAGATGACCACAAAAAAGGTAAATCTCTGGGCAAACTTCCCGTGAATTAAAGTTAGGATCGTCTAAAGCGTACCTATTGTTGAGGAATCTATTTTCTATGGAACTGACAAGAACCTGCTCAAAGTGTGCAAAAACATTCCCACTGAATGAGCAATTTTTTGGTCGCAATCAGTCAACAAATACTGGTGGGGATAAGTATTTCCGACCAGAGTGTAAGCAGTGTACTAAAAAAGCAAGTCAGGGAAAAACAAAAGCATACAAACTAGCGGGAAAACCGAAGTATCCAGAATTAGGAACTCCGTGCTATAATTGTGGTAGAACTGACAAAAAGTTGGTGTTCGATCATGACCACGAAACCCTAGCACATCGTGGTTGGTTGTGTGATAATTGTAACCGTAGTATTGGCATGTTGGGTGATACGATTGAATCACTAGAACGTGCTATCCGTTATCTAAAGGAAGGAAATCTGCATGGTTGAGTTGTATCTGGGCGATTGTCTGATTGAGATGAATAAGGTCGCAGAACAGTCTGTGGACCTTATTCTCTGTGACTTGCCCTATGGTACAACTGACCGTAAAGGTGTTCAGGATAAGGGAAACAATAGAGTTCTGGAGTGGGATACTGTCATTCCACTAGATGAGTTGTGGGAGCATTATCGAAGGGTGCTAAAACCAACGGGTGCTGTTGTATTAACTGCTGACCAACCGTTCACCAGTCAACTTGTAGTTAGTAACCTTGAGTGGTTCAAATATGAGTGGATTTGGAAGAAGAAAAAGACAACAGGATTTCTTCATGCAAATGCAAGACCTATGAAGGAAACTGAGGATGTTTTGGTATTCTCTCCTCTTGGTGCTAGTGGTGGGTCCAAAAAAGCAAACAAAAATATGACTTACAACCCACAGGGTTTGGTTGAGAAACATGTCGTGAAAAAGAATAATGCAAAGCGACTTGGTAAGTTTCTACATCAACCAGAACATATGGGTGCTGGTAACAAACTACTGCACGAGACTGAGTATGAACAAAAGTACACCAATTATCCCTCTGAAATTATAGAGTTTGGGTTGGATAAAGGCACTGTTCATCCTACACAAAAACCTGTTGCTTTGATGGAGTATTTGATTCGTACATACAGTAATGTTGGTGAGGTTGTTCTAGACAACTGTATGGGTTCTGGAACTACTGGAGTTGCTGCTGTAAATTGTGATAGAAACTTCATCGGAATTGAGATGGATGAGCAATACTTTAAGATTGCACAAGATCGTATCAACAATCCCTTGCTATCTGCGATGAATTAAAGTTAGGATCGTCCAAAGTGTACCTATAGTGTAAGAACCCAAACTAATGATTTTTCTCTCTGTTCCTGGTCACGGTTGCCTCTACACTCTGTCGCAAGAAGATGGCGATGAGTTGTATTATGCTCCCATCTATTCAAATGGTAATGTAAATCTTGAGGAGTTTGCTCCTGTAGATTTAGACTCTGTAGATATGGATGATATGGAGATTTTTGATATTCGCAATCGTCTTGCTAAACTGATGCAAGTTTGACCTAATTAAAGTTAGGATCGTCCAAAGTGTACCTATAGTATGAGCAAGCAACCGATGCAAAATAAGCACCTTGAGCACCCTGAAGATGAAATCTTGACGGGTAATCTATCTGTTCTGGATTGGTTCTCTGAGGTTGATAGTTTTATCAGCGTCAAGATGGATGGTGCTCCTGCTATTGTTTGGGGCACTAATCCCGAGAATGGTAAGTTTTTTGTCTGCACCAAAGCAGCATTTAACAAGCAAAAGATTCGCCTGTGCTATACTGAAGATGACATCTTTGAGCACTTTGGTGGTCAACCTCGTGTAACTCAAATCCTCATCTATTGCCTGGAGTTTCTTCCTCGCACTAAACAAGTGTATCAGGGTGATTGGATTGGTTTCGGTAAGGGTCTTGATACATTCAAACCCAACACGATTACTTACAAGTTTCCTGAGATTGTGCGTCAGGAGATTATCATTTGCCCTCATACTTACTACACTGGTGACAAACTGCCTGAGATGGTAGCACATCCTATCACCAGCAAGTTTGTGAGCACTAAGAATGTTTTGTTTGTGCAACCTGCTGTGTCTCTGAATCCTTATCGTGAGGATTTGGAAGATGTGTGTAAGTTTGCCAAGCAAATGAGCACCCTGTGTGAGTTTGTGAGTGACAAGAAAGCATCACAAATCAAAAAAGAGATTAACGCTTGCATCCGTGAGCAAAAGGTCGTGGATGAAGATGAAATTGCAGAAAAATGTGATTGTGACAACAACCTGATTCGTTTGTGGAAGTTGGTGAAGACAATCAAGGACGATTTGTTCCTGTTCATTCATGAAGAGGATGATATTGAGTGCTCTATCAGTGGTGTTGATTCCTTCCATGAAGGGTATGTCATCCACAACAAGTTTGGTTCCCACAAAGTAGTTGACCGCGAGACATTCTCTCATGCCAACTTCACAATCGCAAAGAATTGGGGTTGAATTAAAGTTAGGATCGTCCAAACTGTACCTATAGTATGAGCACTCCTACGATGCAAGCACAAGCACAACAAACTATTGCAGAGAATGTGTATAAGAACACTCTGCTGCTGATTGAGGCACTGAAGGACAATTATGTTCAGTATTCTATTCGCGGACATCAAAAGTTCGTGAATGATGCCGATACTCAAGACTATCATCAGCGTAAGATTGATGAACTGAAGAATGGTGATTGTCCGATTGATTATCAGGTAGAGACTGGTAAAAAGTATCACAAAGTCATCTTTGTTGATGGTGGCGGTGGTCGCTCTGTTCACTGTTTCGTTGATAAGAACACTGGTGAAGTTTATAAGTCTGCCTCTTGGAAATCTCCTGCTAAAGGTGTACGTTATGACCTGCGATTGATTAAAGATCGTGAATACCTGCTGGAAAATGCAGACTGGTCTGGTGGTTATTTGTACGCGAAATGACTTACTCTAACCTCTCAAAGATTCGTCCCAAACTGAGGACAACTGGAAACATTACTGGCAACTTCGGAAAGCAGAAAGTTAAGGCAGGTTCTACACTGAATGAACTTGGTGTGACTAACGCTGAAGTCGTCAAATGTGCTACGCAAGATGAGTATTTGAATCGTCTTTATTATGCTTTTGATCACACTACCGACCCTGAACTTCGCCGTTTTCTGTATCAGGAAGTCCGCAAAATCCACATCCAAAGAGGTACTTGGTGAATGAAATCCTTTTGAATTAAAGTTAGGATCGTCCAAAGTGTACCTATAGTATGAGCAACACCATCGTTTCCGAAATCTACTCCTACCACACGAATTGGAAGGAAGGTAAAGTCAATCAAATGTGGATTGAGCAACTGACTGATAAAGAGTGTGACAATCTTTACGTCGCTGTTGCATACAATCCTAGCAACGGTTCTAAGATGGAGATGAGCAATCCCCGCACATCTTACCACGAAACTCTAAACTGGGTTCGTAACTGGTGTGGCACTTTCTGTATCCTTCCTGCCTGATTGATTATGACACAAACTCAGTGGGATGATCTTTACATCAAACTCTACGAAGCATATGAGTTTGTATCACTGAAAGATGAGCAAGTTCGCTCTACTCTTGGTGAAGCACTTGACCGAATGATTGACATTAACCCTCGCAACAAAAACTGATTATGAACAAACTCACTGAACTTGAGTTCTTTCTGAATGAGAAATGTCGTGAAGATCCTGACCTTCTCGCTACAATTATCAGTGAATATGTTTGGGGATTAAATCCTACCAAACTCGCTGAACTTGAGGACTTTCTTGCTAACAACTTCGGAGATGATTGATGACTGACGGTTACACTTTCAATCGCGTTGACTTCACTGCTAATGAGGAAACTTGCATCCTTAAGTTTCTCAATCAAGCACGAGAATGTGGATACCCAAGTGCAAATGAAGAATGGTATCCTGTGATTGATTCTATCTTCCAAAAGTTTTTCAATTCTAACATCAAAGAAGCACAGGAGTTTCAAACACTATGAAATACGTTGTTGATCTATACATCGGTGGCAAAGTCTTCAAGGAAGAAGTTTATGCAACCAATCCAAAAGATGCGCGTGAGACTGCACTCGCTCGCAATCCTACAGCAAAAGTTGTTGGTGTCAACGTAAGTTTCAAGTAATTAAAGTTAGGATCGTCTAAAGTGTACCTATAGTATGACACACTACAATCCCTACGTTCAAAACCTCATCGAAATGGGTTATGATGCCCAAGACTGTTACATGGTTGCTGCGGTTGGTGAACAGAATCCCACCTATCCGCGTAACATTCACGGTCGCATCTATCAGACTGAAAGTGATTACAAAGAAGCACTTGCTGATTACATCAACGGTCTGTAATTTGGTTTGAATTAAAGTTAGGATCGTCTAAACTGTACCTATAGTATGAGCAACACTTTCACCGTCCGATTCGATTCCAACGCTCTGGATTCTCCCGAGTATATTGGACCTTTCTACTCCGAAGATGAAGCACAAGATTATTGCGATTCCCGCAACGGTTCGCTTCAGTTAGGTGGGATTCCTTCCTGGGTTGCCTGTTACTCTGTTGTTGACTGATTATGACACAAACTACTCTGACTTTTGAAGAATTGGATGCAATTCTTGCGCTGATTGAGTTTCATGATGATTGGGACGAAGTGAGTGAGCATGTAGGTACAGATGTAAATGCACTGTATGACAAACTTTCCGAAATGAGGGATGAAGTCTGATGCGAATTGCACTTGTATTTGCTACACTTTTCTTTGGTATTCACATCGGTTCTAATGCACTTGCAACGGTGAGTGAGTATCAAGAACGCCAAGCAGATCGTTTCTGCGAAGTTGACCCTAACTACTGCAAATGAGTAAAGTTCTTACACTCCAAGTCACCGAAGTTTCATTTGATTTTGATGATTTAGACTTCACTCTTGAAGAACAACAATCTGTCATCAATTCTGTTGTTGGTAATGTCTTTGAGGTTGAAGTTGATGATGACGATGATGATGAAGCAATCGCAGATGTTCTAGTTGAAGAGGTTACAGATTATGCTGGTTGGTGTGTCTGTAGTCTTGATTTTATTCACGTTTTGAAATGATTTCCCTTCCTAATCCTACAAGCAAAATGTCACTTACTCAAGACCAACTTTACAAACTGATTCAACTCTATGCTGAGCGAGTTGTTGATGGTATGGACATGCGCGATTTGTGTGCATTTGCCATCGACACGATTGTTGACAACATGAACGACTATAATGAGTCTGAATTGATGGAAGAACTGTCGCACTATTATGATGACGACGAACTGAATGAATTGGTAGAAAGTGTAACACAAGAGTCCTAATTCACTTTGTATTAAAGTTAGGATCGTCTAAACTGTACCTATAGTATGAGCACAACCACGATGACCAAACTTACCACGCTTGAAGTATTTGGCAAACTGAATGTCACTGACTTCAGTGCATATGAGAAACCTGGCAAGAACAAAGGTGCTCGCGGGCAACTGTTAGAAATTGCTCTGGGAGTTCCTAACTCTTCCGACCTCAAAGATTTGGAGGATGGAGAGATTAAGACTTTTACAGTTGGAGAGTCGATTGCAGCAACACAGTTGAAGCACTGTTTGACTGAAATCATCGAAGATAAAGTATCTTTTGATGAGAGCAAGGTTGGACAGAAACTGAAGCAAACTGTGTATGTTGGTTTCACTCGCAACAACGATTATGTGGGTAGTGTGATTCTGAATGAGGAAACTCATGCTGAGCACTATCAAGAATTGCGTGAGGATTATGAGTTCATTTGTAACAGCATCCGCACACTTTTCGATGCTGGCAAAGAACTTAGCACCATCACTGGACCTAACGGACTGCTGCAGATTCGCACGAAAGCATCTAAAACCAACGGTCGCTATGTACCTTTGACCTTCGCAGGTGTGACGCTTAAGGATAAGGGAATGGCATTTTATTTGTGTGGTCAATTCGGACGCAATCTGTTTTGAATTAAAGTTAGGATCGTCTAAACTGTACCTATAGTATGAGCACTTACACTTCACCTCTCACCTCTAAAGTCTACGAAATTGTTGAGACTTCACATACTCGCAACGCATGGGATTCTAAAGGCAATTTGACTCCTTATGTGCAATCTGTCTTTGACATTTACTACAACGGTCAAAAAGTACAGTTTGCATTAACTGCTGAAGGTGTTGCTGATAGTGTTGCACATCTTGAAAATCCTGGTCCTGATGTATCTTCCCGCTTTGATTGATGGCAAAAAGATTAACATTCAAATCACCTGACAAAGTGAGAACGATTGCCCTAATCTTTATTGTTGCGTTTATTCTATCACCTGGAGTTCGCAACACAACATCAACCACACTTCACACTGTAGCAGACATTATTGCACCTCATGATTGAGACTGATTTTTATATTCTTTCACAAGAACAATACGAGGAAAATCTACAACTTGCAAATGAGTTAGGTATTACTTTAGACCACTTTCTTTTGGAGTGGTGTGAGATTGAAGGACCGCTAATCCTTAATGATTAAAGTTAGGATCGTCTAAAGTGTACCTATAGTATGAGCACTTCCCAAATGTCCGAAATGAAAGTTTATGCTGTGATTGGTGGATGGGAATATGAAGGCGAACACTTCGATTCTCTGAAACTCTTTGACTGCAAATCTGCTGCAGAAGCATATGCTCAAAAACTTGAAGAAGGTGATTATGAGTTTGCTCTAATTGAGACGAGAACTATCAATATGGAATCTGCAATCGCTGCCTAATAAAGTTAGGATCGTCTAAACTGTACCTATAGTATAACCACTGAACTTCCAACCATGAGAAAGATTGAACTCCAAATGAACAAAGCAATTATTGATTGCAAAGACTGGAAATCTGACAACACTAAAGTCACCTATTCCCCCGAACGTGATGCTTCATATGTAATGCTTCACGGCAATCATATTGCAACGATTGGTGATACCTTCCTTGAACTTTATACCTGTGGGTATAAGACTCCAACCACCAAATCACGTCTTAATGCTATACTGAAAGAGCACGGAAATGATGCTCGTATCTTTCAACGTAACTTTGAATGGTTTGTTGTAGATAATGGCAAGACAGTTCCTTTCACTGAAGGTATGGTGCTTAACTGATGTTCACAATTCGCTACTTTACTCCTTATCAACAACAGTGGAGAACGCAATCATTTCCTACACTAGAGGAAGCAAATCGTATGATTGAGTTCTACAAATCATGTGGTAGTCCTGCTCATCTTATCTGATTATGTTACTCTCCAAAGCATCATTCAACGACCAAAAAGTTCTGCCTTTCATAGTCAAGAAAGAGAGTGAATATACTGAAGAAGGTAGTTACTCTCTGCATCTATTCTCCCGAACTGTTATCACCAAGGAAGGCAAGAAGTATAGGTATTTGCCTCTTAAGTTTGAAGGTGAGTTAGCACGATTCCGCAAACGTAAGGATGCAGAGGATTATGCAAGGTACAGATTAGCACTTGATTGAATACACATAGAGAGGGTACTTCTACCCTCTTTTTTTATGCTTTTATGCTAAAATAAGGTAAAAAAACAATAAAAAACGATTAAAAATGTATTAAAAAATATAGTTGAGTTTTCAACATAGTTGTG